TACTTTAACAAAAAACTTCTGGATATTATTGACATCACTCTTGATGAGTGCTATATCTGTTTTCATTTCTGATAGTTCTTCTGACATATTACGCCTCTGAGAAAAAAAGGACCACTTTTCTAGCCGGTCCCGTTTGCGTCACGATTGTCATAGTACAAACATTGTGTACATAACTATTTATTCTTCTTGAGGATCTTCTTCGTCTTTATTTTCTGGATTATTTTCGACTGCTTCATCCCATTGCTTCTCGTACACTGAAATGATAGTCTTATATTGCTGAACAAGTGCACGAATGTCACCAATGTTCAAAGAAAGTTTTTCGTATCCTTCATCTGTTAAAGCAATTAAAGCTTTATCAGTATCTAAATTTGCAAACACCTCTTCTGCGTTTTCAGGTGTTACAACTATGAATTCGATATCACGAAGATTCAACACATCGGGCTTAGGCACGATGGGTTTAGGAGGAGTTACGTACTTGGTTTCAGTTATTACTTTCGCTGGTGGTAGTGGCATCCGGATCGATGAGCACCCCACGAGCAACAAGATCATCGAAAATCCAAGGACACTCGCTGTTAAATGCTTTAGCACTTGTTGCGTACCTCTCTTCATCTGTTAAAGGAGCGCCAGACTCAATTTCAAAGCAACGCATTACTTTGTTGCTGGCACCGTTTAAAACACGTTCTACAAGTGCAGGTTTAGCAGCTGCTAAAGCTCCAATGTCGTGTTTACCTAATCTATTTTTAAGTTGATTATTTTGAGCACGAATCTCATTCAGACTCGCTTGAGCTTCTTCGAATTGAACTCGTTGACGCTCAAAGTCGGCTTTCATTTGGTCAATAGTGGCTTGATTTGTTTTGTTAACAGCTTCCATTTGCTCAACATTAGCCGTAAGTTGAGCATTATAAGCAGTTAAAGTTTCAATCTTAGCTTGAGTAGAGTTATAGTACCAGGCACCAGCTCCACCCATAGCTAAGATGATCAAACCCAAATAAACGAAAGAAGGCATAGGATTTAATCCTCGTCTTCGTCTTCGTCTTCTTCCTCGTCCTCATCGTCGTCGTCTTTTGACTTATCTTCTTCGTCCTCGTCCTCGTCTTCCTCTTCGGCTTTCATGGACTTCTTGTACTTCTCTTCAAGAGCAGCAAGTAGACGATTTTTCATCTCTTCTTCAAAAGACTCTTTGACATTCAAAGGGTTGCCATTCATGGCTTCGCTAATAATTTTTTCTAAAGACATAGTCTTTTCTCCTTACTTGGTTTCTGGATTATTTATTTATTTATCCAAACATCTTGGCCTGTGTAGCAGGACCAACAATTCCATCAGCAACAAGGCCGTTTGCTTTTTGCCATTCACGAACAGCAGAATCAGTACCAATTCCAAAGATTCCGTCTGCTGGAGAGATGCCAATAGCCTTTTGCATACGAGCAACATCATCACCTTGCATACGTCTGCGAAGTGTTCTAGACCCGCCTGCCGCTTTTGGTTCTTCTTTAGGTGGTGTATACTCACCGCCCATAATTTGTAAAGCTTCTTTATAACGACGAGTTCTATCGTCTAATCCAATAGTACCACCGTTAATCTTTTTTGTCAACCCTACAATATCACCTTTATCTGCGATAGGAGCTAGATTTGCTTTTTTCCAGAACCAGCATGCAGACTCAAGTGCACCTTGTTTTGTTTCTAAATATTCTGCAGCTTCTTCGGCTGAGATACCGATGTCGTCTGCAAATTGCGTATAATTATTTCTTCCCGTAAGCTGCTTGACACCTCTACCCCTAAAGCGCCAGCCATCGCCAGGTTCTGTGTTACCCAGTGCTCCTCGCTTGGATCTAAATTCGTCCATGTAGACGTAATTTGCGATTTTTTCTGGATTTCTTGCGTATTCTGCTGCATCTTCTTTCCCTGTACCGAAATAACGTCCAAACACACTATTAAGAGCTTTTTCGCTATAATTTAAATTTTCTTCGAGTCTTGTAAAATCTGCTGATTCATGCGCGCATTGAGCCATGAAACCAGCAATTCTTTCAACAGAATCGATTTCGTATTCTTCGAACAAAGGCACAGCAACGTCAAACCATTCTTCTGCTTCTTTGTTTCGAGGAATCATCGCACTAAATTGTTCTAGTGTAATCATTTAATTGTCTCCTTAAAACTGAGTATTTTCTTTGATTTGTTTTTCTTGGTCCATCTCTTTTGAGCGGCTTTAGACATGTGTCCGCCATCCATACCGGCGATGTTTCCAGAACCTACACTGTTTGCTGGCTCTTCGTCTAAATCTTTTTCATCATAAGGGTTGACACCTTCGACGAGAGTGTTATAATGAATATATCGGCTTTCAAATAAAGCTAAGGATTTATCTAACTGCTCTTCAGTGATGTCTTCAGTAAGTAATGAATCTTGAGTAAAGTGTTTATATTCTTTAATGAGAAATAGAGCGGCTGCGTAGGAAGCAAGACGAGAACTACCACCCGGTACTTTCGCGAGCAGTTTCTTTAAATTTGCAATCATAATATCATAGATACCCCAAGCTTTACGTTGCTTGGCTTGTGTAAAGTCTTTACGTTTAATTAAAACTTTACCTCTTTCGTCTATGATACCGAGTTTATACGCTTCCCACTTATTAAAAGGTGTAGCGAGACGTCGTATAAATTGATATACTAAAAATAAGTCAACGACCATTCGTTACACTCCTCGAAGCTTCTCAGTGATATATGAATCAGAAGCTATGTTATCTTTATGCAAAACAATATCTTCATATTCAATTTCGTTAGGCATAAAGTTTAAGTATTCAACAAAAGGCTTCAAATATTCGTGATATTCATGAAGCTTCATAAACAACATATTTGTTCCTTCTAAACCAAACACATTGTATATAATAATCATGTGGTTGAGAATCAACCTTTCTTTGAGATCACCGTCAACTCTATATCTACCAAATAATTTACGTAGATATTGAAATCTCTTCAGGTCTTCTTCAAATTCTGAAACGTCTGAACACTGTGGGTTATCATAGTGATGAGCCGCATACAACAGAAAGGTTGATTCAGTCAACTTCATAATCTATTACGCTAAACTATTTTTAGCTGTCTGCTACAACTGCGTCGTCGGCCTGATCTCCTGCGTCAGATGCGGAAACTTTCATCACTACTAATGGCTCTGCTTTGTGGCGTGTTACACCATTTTGATCAGTATAAGTGTGATAAAGGTTCCAGCCAGGAGTTTTAAGACCTTTCGCGCGGTTGCTTGCAACACCAGCTTCGTCTGTATCCACGAAATACGCGTTATCTGCGTCGTGAGACTTATTGGTGTTATTAGCATCAGTCTCCAAATACTTTGGAACTGAACCCGATGCGTCTGTTTTTCCCCAAGATGCCATTGCTTTTCTCCTTGATTGAGTTATTATTCTATTATTTATTAAGCATCATTTAGTTTGTAGTAGCGGTGGTAGGCTTAGGAGCTGGTTTTTTTACGTCCTGTTCCCTTTTCTTGGCCGCTGCTACTCGCTCACGTGCAGCTTTAATTCTTTCTGCGTCTTTTGCTTTTTTCTCTGCCTTTGCGGCTTGACGCTCTGCTCGATCTGCTCTTCCAGATGTAGTTACACGATCAATTGTTTGGCGTTTAATTGCGCCTCCAATTGCTTTTGCCATACGACCGAGTACTTCGTTGAGCTCTTCTTCTGAAAGTTCTCTGTAATCGATTCCTTCTGACATCAGCAACTCAGCAGTTGCTGCATATACTTCATCTGAATAATCTTCATTTCTTCTTTTCTTTGTTGCTTGGTGACCAGCTACTGCGCCTAGTGCTGCGCCTGCAGCCGGGGCTGCTTTAGCGGCTGCGGCTCCGACAGCGGTACGTTTAAGTATACCTGCACCCATTTTGCCAGCAATATTTGAAGCAGCTTTACCTGCTGCACCTGAGTATGCTTTTCCTAATGCACCGCCACCTAATGCACCTAATACTGCACCAGCGATACTTTCTTTTACTTCAGTTTCTTCTCTTAAACCTTGACGGAAATTAAGTTTAGATAAAGCACTACCAAGTGTTTTAATATCTTTTTCTGGAATTCGAATATATTCACGGCCAACAGTAATCTGTAAACCCATTTTACCTCGTCCCATCGAGAAACGAGTCATTGAGATGCCACCTTTATCATAAAGATCAGTTGCTTCTTTTAAAGACTCATTCTTTAATGCTTCTTCACAGCTATACTCTTTACCAGCAAACATGAACTTTGTGTCGCCTTTTTCTTTAGCGGCTTTAGCAGCTGCAATAAACTGGCGCTTATCGTCCATCATCATCTTCTTCTTTTTATTATAAGAAGATTTAATCACAACACTGTGAGAAGGATCTTCGTCCATCATCTTCTTCTTTTTATTATAAGAAGATTTAATCACAACACTGTGAGAAGGATCTTCATTGAGATCTTCATTTTGAATTGCTTTTGAAACTGCTTTACGACGTTTATGAAGATACTCGTCAGAATCATCAACATCACCGTCGTTGTCGATGTCTTTATCCTTACGATCTTTGAACTTTTTCTTTAACGCCTTAGGTTGAACCTTATCCATACCTTCGCCGTCGTCGGACTTGTCGTTCGTGTTATCTTCTACTAAAGAATCCTTTTCGGACTCCTCTAATGCATTTAAAAATGCTTGTTTAATTTTCTCTGTCATTTTCTTTTTTGTCCTTTTTGGTGTTAGTACTTGATTCCTCTTCAGCGTCGTCTTCGATTTCTGCTTCGATTTCTTTATCCCGCTTTTTCTTATGGACGGCTTTATTTGCTACATCTGCTAATGAATCTTCTTCTGATTCATTCTTTTTCTTTTTACGAGCAGCTTTATATCCGTCTTCTACTCCTGATCCTCCGGCTGCACCTAGTACACCACCTAATACTGCACCAAGTTTGCCTCCTTTGGCATAACCACCAGCTGCACCTGCCGCACCTCCGGCTAGAGCACCTTTTAATCCTTCACTTAAATGTTTTTTAAACGAGCGCATGAAATTATATTTCCTCTATGTGTATTTATTTAATTGTCTACTTTCGCACCGGCTCGCCACTGGTAGCATGACCAATATTTTGCTTTCCACTTGGGCCCTGGATTATCACATCCATGTCTTGCACGAAAACTTTTTCGTCTTGCGGGATCATCCCTTTTGATCTCCATATTAGGATCACCAAATCGTACAACAACAACATTTCCTTTGTCGTTCTTTACGTAAACTTTAAATTTTTTATCTGGATTTTCTTTAGTACGAATTGGGTTGTTGAGTTCAACCTCACGGCCATCATATTCGGCCTTTTCGACAACTAAATCTTCGTAAAGATCACACTCTTCGCAGATAGAATCAATACGATCTTCTCTATAGTTTTTAAAATATTTCATTGCGCGTCCATCCATTGCTTTACTGCTCTGTTTTGTGGAGTTTTTCGAATCCAAGCAGACAACCTCTTATAAACTCTCGCTACTTGAGCATTCCAATCTGAGCCTTCTGAGTTGTCAACAATATACATTGTATTACCAAAGAAAACTTGAAATTTACCGATGTTATTCTGTACATCTGACCACATCTTTTTTACCATCTCATCAGGAAGAGATCTGTTACGTTTTCGATTACGCTCAAGAGCAGTTTCTAAATCCGTATTTACAAAAATCATTGAAGTATCATAACCAAGCTTTTGAAGTTCCATTGCTTGTTTCATCATTCGATCAAGATCTTTACCTGTTCCATCGATAAGTAAACCTAAACGACCTTTTAAAGCTAATTCCATTTTCTTTTTTGTAAGCGCTTTAGCTTTTTGTCGAATTGCTTGTCCTTTTGCAGAAGCAATATCAGAAGGTGTAAATTTTAAACCGGCGTCTTTTAAACCCTTTTCAAAAGCAGGATCAGAGTTAATCAACTTTAAACCCAAGGGAATAAGTGCGGTTTTACCAACGATGAATGATTTTCCTGCACCGGGTCCTCCTGCGAGAAAAACCGCTTTAAAGATGCCGGGATCATTCTTACCTTCTTCAAGAAATCTTTTAAAACGTAACATAACTTTTTAACCAAACTCATGACCTGCAACTCTCTTCATTTGCTTTTTAAACTCAGCAAAATCAGGCTTGCTCTTATATAATTTAATGCTAATTTCTGGACGATCTTTGCCTTTAATACGCCAGTTATAACCTTTATCTTTATGTTCAGGCTTTGTAGTTTTAACAACTCGTCTTTTAAATCCATCTTCCCAAGATTCAGAACCTTCATTTACAGCTGTTGCACAATCGCCGCAACAATCAGGTGTACCACAGAAAGGATGATCTTCTTTTATATGTTCTTTAAAAGTTTTCATTTCTTTTTCTTTCTGCCCGTTACTTTCTTAATCTTTTTTACAACAGGAGGACGAGGTTTTGCAAGAGCTTCGACAATTGCTTCTTCAAGTTTTTTCTTAGGCATAAGGTGTATCCTTTTTATATCTTTTGACAAGTTTGTCAGTACCTTCTTCACCTGCACCATGCTCTTCTGGCACACAGTTAGGAACCATGCGATCACCTTTTTTCTTTAAGCCGACTTGTTTATAACCTTGCCAGCATGCTTCTAGATATTGCTTAAAACTAATCATCTTAGAGCTCTTTGAGTACACCTTCGAAATACGCATCAGCAAGTTTTTTCAAATCTGCTTGTCTACGTACTCTTACTCCTCTGTAATCTTGAGGATCTAAAGCCCACATTCCGTCAGCACTTGACATGTCGACAGCCGCGATCTTTCCGTCCCAATAGAGAGTAATTTCTTTTGCGTCAAGAATATCTTGATACTTAGGCGGTAGTTTGTATTTAAAAGAAAACTTTGCGAGTTTTTTTACTTCGGCTTCTGAGTTTTTAATTTCATTATCACTTGACATAGTGCCTACTTTGAATCTTTCTTCAAGAGATTCTTTACGCATACCCGCTTCACGCTCTGCGTCTAATTTAGCAGCTATAGCCATTTTACGACGTTCTTCTTTACTTTTACCTTTGAATTGAGGAGCGTCCGAGTCTTGAAAATCTTTAATCCAATCGCCCATGTCGTCAGAAGCTTTAAGTTTCTCAGCGATTAAATCTTCAACCTTCGAGTTTAAAGTTTCTTTTACTTCTGGCGCTGTGTTGACAGCTTTTTTAATTGCTTTATTACGAGCCTTTTGATAATCATCTTCTGAGTCGTCATTCTTTTCAGCTTTTACATAACCTAAGGCACGAATTTTTTCTTTAAAACTTACTCTACGACCATCTACTTTTGAAGGCATTTCAACTTCTTCTTTGACGTTCATCTCAATATCACCTAATATGTCATTTACATCAATTAACATACCATTGATTTTCTTGAACTCTTTACCTTTACCAGTGTCAGAAATCACTTTTTTAACGAGAGCAGATTTTGGATCTAATGCTTTCTGTGTATCTTGCACTTTGTTCTGCATCATTCGCACATACATTTTTTCTTTTTTACCTTCGTCAAGTTCGACTTCTTCTCTCATGCTTTTTGGAGTCATAAGCTTATACTGAGCGATGTCTCTATTTGATAATTTTTCACCAAACATTTTTCTAAATGCATCTGGGCCCATTAATAGAGCAACTGATCCTTTAATTAAATCTCTTGGTTCTGTATCCATATCATCAATCGCATCTCCAATCTTTTTCATTTCACGATCGTTTTTTGCTTTTGCAATTTTATCAGCGACTTTGATAAAGTCTTTTTTGTCAATACCACCATTTTTCATAGCGTATTGTGTTAATTTATTTGCGTAGTCTTGACCGCTTGACTCAATTAACTCGACTTCTTCTTTACGAACTTTTGCGGCGAGATCTTTATCAGCTTTACCCCATGTACCACTTGACTTAGTAGCAAATGAATTCACACGAGCAAGTCCCCATTGGTGAGGATTTGTTCCCGGTCTGTGACCGCCCTTCCATGCAGCTACACCTCGATCATAAACTTGTTTTAAGATCGAATAAGGCATACCTGATTTCTCAGCTTTATTTTTAAGAGCTGTTTCTGCTTTACCTTCTTGCATGAAATCCTCTGTTGATTCCATTAAATCTTTTACATCATTCGGCTCAAGACTCTCGTCCATCTTATTACGATACATCTTGAATCTCTTATCAAACTTTACTTTATTGTTTTTATCAAGAAGCATGTGTGGTTTTTTCTTTACATATGTTCCCCATATCTCTTGAAGATCTTCACCGTACATCTTCTTAAAGTCTTTAGTATGTGAAGACGGTTTTGTCTTTGCTTCTTTATCACCGGGTGCTGGCTTATATGCTGAAGGATCATCATCATCTTTTTTTGCTTGACGATTAAAGTGGCGTTGGCGATCGTCTTTCTTATCTTTCGCTACACCTTTATAATAAGGTTTAGGTTGTGTACCCGGCATATCCTTAATATCAGGATCCTGAGCCACTTCTTTTTTACGTTCGTCTTTTGCTTCTTTTATATGATTTGATTCAAGTTGTTCAACAAATTCTCGAAAAGATTCTCTTTTACTCATTGCGTTTTTTGCCTTTCCTGCGGCGTATCCTACGCCTTTGCCTGCTAAGTTAGCAGCTTGTGCGGTACCTAACGCAGCACCACCCAACGCGGCTGCTGCACCTGCAACTGCCTTTGCACCCATTGCACCTATTATTGCTTTACGGACTTTTTTATTTTTAATCGCCGCTTTTGCAACTTTAGGAATTCCTTTCACAACACCTTTAACAACTGCTCCTGCGACTTCATTCACATCTTCTTTCTTTTGAGTAGTTGGATTGTCTGTTGCTTTTGCAGCAAATCTTTCTCGTTCTTTCTGCTTGACTTGAATCATCATCTTTTTAGCGATGCGTTCAATACGAGATTTTGGAATCTTTTTGATTTTCTTTTCGATACGTTCTTTTTCGTTAGGCTCCATATCAGCATAACGTTTATGTTTTGCAAATTTTTTCTGAAGCATCTTGATAGCACCTCGACGAGCACGCTTCTTAAGCTGCTCTTGACTTGCTTTTCGCTTCATCGCTTTTTCACGACCTCTTTTAATTTTATGACGAGCGCGTCTCATCGCGAGTGCACGCTTACGTCTTTGAGCTCGATTAAGTGCTTCTACAATTTCTTCTTTTTCTGTTTCTTCAACTATAGCTTCTTCAGTAAGCTTCATACCTTTTTGTACGTCTTTATAAATTTTCTTTGCGTCTCTTTGTAATTTCTTTGGTAATCCTGAAGCGAAAGCTTTTTCATCACCAGCTTTGACTGCGGCTCTCATCTTTGAGGCTGACATTCCTGATACACCTTCAGAATCAGGGTCTCTATCACCTGCAGTTACAGCCTGAATGTGTTTAAATGTATACTCTTTTTTATTATAACGATTTAATAAAGAATCAAATTCTGCTAGGCGATCAGAACCTACTACAATATAGACTGTCCCATATTTTCCTTCGAGTTCTTTCATCACTTCCATGATGGTACGAGCCTTTGAAGTCTTTACTATACTTCCAAAAGCTTTCTTTGCGTATTTGATTTTATCTCGATAAGAGAGAGGATTTTTATCTTTATCTTCTGAATGCGATAAGTAAATCGCTGCATCAGATTTGAGTCGAGCTTTGTATTTAAGTAATGTATTTACAAGCTTCTCATGACCAATGGTCGGAGGATTCATTCGACCCCAACTAATGACAATAGTCTTACCCTCGATTGCTTCATCGAGTGCAGGTTCTACATCTACATATTTAGTTGGGTCAAACTCTTTAAAGCTAACTCGTTTTTTGTCTTTTTTCTCAGGCATTGGATTCCCATTGAATTAAACAGTTTTTTTCTATTTTCTATTTATAAGACTTGGTAACCTAGCCTCTGAATTAAATCAGGGCTTAATATATCTCGAATTGATTTAACAAAACGTTCACCATGAATAAAGAATCTTTCATCTGTAGGTTTACCTTCAATATAATATTGAGTTCGTTCTTCTGTCATCGGTTGAGAAGAACCCACGTGTTCTGGCCATACAAAATCACCTTCATGCTCAGGCCAACTAAACTTTTTAGCCATATTACTAAAGATTTCTTGTCTTTTTTCTTTAATTAATAAGTCTTCGTAACGAATTAGTACAGAAGTATCTTGATTTGCCTCATGATAAGGAAGCCAAGTCTCAAACCAGTGTTTATAAGTGTACATCAATTGGCCAATATTGACACTACCTTGACTAGGAACAGAGATTGTATTCCAATGATTAGGTTGAGGATACATATGTTCTTCGGCTTCATGGCCGTAAGTAAAGCTCCAACCGCCGTTGCCTGCTCCTTTTCGGAAAGCCATGCTCTCAGCCCACGTATAAGGATTCTTGTAGATTAAAACAGTAGGCGCGCCTTGTACAAAATTATCAGGAATATTGATTGCGTGTTTCCAAACTAAACAATCATATTGTGGTGGTCTTTGTTTATAAGGATCTTTCGGAGGAAACGCATCGTTT